GTGAACAATTTGTTGCCCGTTGGTACAGAAGTGACCATCAAGACCTCATTAGATTCCAAAGGTAAATTTGGCAGGGTGTTGGCCACCGTCATGATTGACGGCGACGAAGACTCGTTAAACGACTTCATGGTGGCAGAACGATTAGCCATCCCGTATCACGGGCAAAACAAATCTTTAGTTCTTGAGCAACATAAAATGTGTGTGGCTCACCACAAAAAACTTGGTAATATCTAGGAGAATCAAATGGATACAACCAAATGGAAATCCACTTTGTTACCTCGGGACGTTTACGAGGAAGTGGTGGTCATTGCCCGCGTCGAAGGCCGCACGATCAGCGGACAACTGCGCTATATCATTGAGCAATGGAAGATGCAGAACCTGTCTAACCGCGATCAGGAGTACATCTCTGAGCAGGTGGACACGTTCAAGAAAGAGAACGACACCCCTCTGAGTTCCAAAAGCTTCAGCATATGACCATCCAGCAAGAATTCGATAAAGCTTTGAAAAAGTTTGAAGAGGACTTTGCAAACGGTACGGTGTCCAAGGACCAGTTCGACAAGCTGGAAGTCTGGCAACAATTGCTCCAAGCTAAAGGTGAAGCGGAGCGGGAACATAATGCAAAAGATATTAATAACCCAAGAAGAAATTGAAGACGTGCTGATTTCAATACAAGCCGGACAGCAAACCGCTAACCGGCTCAAACAGCCTATAGCTATTCAAAAAGATCTGTCCATTACGCCTTTGTCAGAGGCTACCATGGAGGTTCTTGAAATTATCCGACCTGAGTGATACCTTGAACTTCTGCGATAACCTTTCATGGGGGGATCGCAGGACTCCTAAAAGTAATTAGGGATCAACCATAGTTTTCTCCAAAGTGACTGCAAAATGATGATCCCGACCCGGCCCTAGAGCCGGGTTTTTTTTGCGCGGGGTCCGCATATATGTTAGTTTATGGGAACCATCGTACACCGATATAGGAGAGCGTGATGGCTAAAAAACGAGCAAGAACCAAGAGCGGTCAGTTTGTGGCAGACGATCCAAACACGCCAGAGAATGAGGCATGGGTCACAGTGGGCGGCGTCGAAGCGTCAGGGACCACGGACAACGAAGCAGAGCCCGAGCAATTCAAGCCCATGACATGGAAAGAATACGCCATCCTTGGTGGTATCCTTTTGATTATGAGCTTAGTGGGCATAGTTGCATGAGCGAAACCACAATTATCATAGACGTTTCAGCTTTACACCCCGACCATTATCCTCGGATGAAAAAAATGTTGAAAAACTCGAAGCTAAAACGAGCGAAAGTTTATGTGGTTGACTTGATTGACGGTCTATCCATTGCGCTAAACATTTTATTTGGCGGAAACCCTGCCGAAACAATATCCAGCCGCGCCTTCAGAACCACTGAAAGTTGTTTTTGGAGAATCGTCCGTAGAATCCTCGACACGCTACTGACGCCGCGGGCAGACAATTACTGCTGTAAGTCTTACAATCGTTGCCTCGAGAGGTCCAAAGCCTTGCTAGGCAACAGGTTTAGATGAGCGATAAAAAGTTAGTGACCACTAACCAACGTCGAGAGATTGCCCAGTTGTTGGAAGACGATCAGGCTTTCCTCGACTTTGTCATAAACGAAACCACAAACGACTCATGGCTCGGGGATGAAACCTGCCAAAGCATGATGAAAATCCTGTCCGCCGAAAGCGAGCAGGAGTTCTTTGCAGGGCTGTGCCACATGGGCTTTGAAATCTACACCGACTATCTCCTCGAGAAGCATGAGGATTATGTGAACTCGGCCCACGGGTCCATGCTTCATTGATGCAACCCTGTCCGGAAGATTACGTCCGGTGCTACACGCCCGAAGAATGGGATGACCTCCAGTTCCTGCTAGACGAAAACGACATAGCCTATGATTTAGCGCCCATGGGGGACGTTGAGTCTGCTCTTCAATTTACGTGGGAGCTTCTGTTCCTGTCCCCGTGGGAACTGGCCTACATCTCCATACCCATGACCGTCATAGCCTTCTACGTGCTGACTATCTACAGCGCCTTCAAATACATCCAACGCAAGTTTCGATAGAAAACCAAAACGCAACCCTTTCCGTTTTTCTATCATTTGACGTATGAGAGTAAAGCGTGGTAAGATGTTTTATGGCTACTGGGAGAAAGCTATGAAACTGACTTATCGAAAAGCCCTCAACAGGGGCTGGGAACCCGTGCTATACCACACGGATAACGGACAACGGACCGCGGCTATCTTGAAGCGAGGCCGCAAGTGGATGGAGATCATGTGGGCAGACGGTTCCAAGAAACGTGTGCAACTTGCCGAAGAACGATACATGCGTCCCATGACCAGTAAACGAGGATAAAACAATGGAAGCTACCGTACTGCTCAAAGTCCTTGAAGAAACCGACAGGCACACCCTGTCCTTTGACATGGATGATTTCGATTTCCTGTGGCACACCTTTTGCGGAGCAATTTACTGGGAACCAGAACAAGAAGGCCGCTTTGAAGCCGTAGAAGCCCTTTCAGCAAATATCGGCGACGAACCACCAACCACGCCTCAGAAAGGCTTTGGTATGTACTGGGTGGAGGAGAGGCTTAGTGCCCTGATTGCGTACAAGATCGCCCTCTCCGCGGGCTACAAAGTGTATCTGCTCTGGGACACGCGCTTGAACAACTGGTGTGTGCTCACGGACTTTGGGTCAGAAGTTTCGGACCGAGATTCTTAAACGGGCTATGTCGCATGGCTGATTTTAAAAAAGATCGTCATTTCAACCCTTACTCTGATGGGATGTGGGCTGGAAATAAATTTATAACGCGTCCTCAAAAGTATCGTCCGTTAAAACGCCGTAAACCACGCGTACTTAAACTTCCAGACTACTATGTCGATGAACTGGTTCGACTCAACAACGAATGCACCTACCCCTACGACACCCCCTGTCTGGAAAACTTTGAGCCCAGCAGAGACTTGATCTACAGCTACGGGGAACTGGTGGACTGCAACGATCCACGTAAATACGACACCCACGACAACCATGGCAGGTACATCCAACGCAAGCGTCTGTTTGAAGATGATGGTCTGAGGAAAAAACGGACAACGGGCCGTCCACATAAAAGAAAATACAAACGACCCGAAGAACTGAACATCAGACCGCGTATGCCCGAGCAGGCGCGGTGGATCAGGCGAAAAGAAGATGACGCCACGGAACACGGGCCACGGGGCATTGAGGCGGGCGTTATCAGGGCCACCAAAGAAAAGAGTCTGGAGCAGGTGCGCGAAGAACGGCTCTTGCTTCACAGGTCAGCGTCCGCGGCACAGAAGCGTTGGAAGGAACAACAGGTTGAAAAAAGAATGTGGGATAAGGACCAGCGGCTTAAAAAGCGGATGATTATCGAAGAGATGAAACGGCTGGTGGCCGAAAATGAAATAGCCGAAGCTCGGAAATACTACAAACTCTTAAAACGCCTTTCTATATAGAGTTTTCCCAGAGAAATAAAAAAAATAAAAAATAAAATTGAAAAATGGCGGTACAGGCGGTACGGCGGTACGGTGGCCTTGGAGCCCGCATAAAAGCTCACTTTTTGCTGTACCGGACCCGTACCACTGTCTACACCACTGTGATTTTCGGAGCTTAATCAAGCTTATTTCATATAGGGCTCTGAGTTTTGAAAAAAATATTTTTGTTTTTCTGTAGAAATACTATATAGATCGGGCTTTTTAAGCTAGGTTATCGCAACTTACTCGGATACGGAGGCCCCATGGCCAAGAACAGATACGCCAATGTTTTAGATACCAAGGCGGCGGCATTGCCCGAGGCAAAGCGCCAGCAGACGAACCGACCCCCTTTGGCGGAGAAACGGCTAAACAGGCGGCAGGAGTTATTTGTACGTGAGCTTGTAGCAAAAGATGGTCAGATCACCATGCGGGAAGCGGCCATCAACGCGGGCTATCCTGAAAAGTCTGCCCACGTTCGCGCTTCTGAGCTAACTAACCCCCGCATTTCTCCCCATGTGTGCAGAGCCATCCGAGAGTATCGGCAGGAGCTTGATCAGAAGTACGGCGTGGAATACCAGCGCCACTTGAGAGATCTGCAACTTATTCGGGATGCCGCCCTCGAGCAAGGCGCGTTCAGTGCGGCAGTGCAGGCTGAGTACCGCAGGGGTCAGGCGCAGGGTGACATCTACGTTAACAAGACAGAGATTCGTCACGGCACGATTGAGCAGATGAGCAAAGAAGAGGTCATGAAAGCTTTGAACGAACTAAAGCAAACCTACGCCCCTTTGACCCATGACGCGGGGGCAGAGGACGCTGGTAATCGAAAACGCGCTCGAGAGCGTTTAGCGGAGGAAACAGATGGACATACTGGACGGGAAGCCGAAGACGAAGAAACAGAGGGAGGCGAGCTTTTGGCAGTCTCTGAAGAAAGCGATGAGGGACAACTTTCCTGATTGGTCAGCCACACGCTTAGAATCCAGAGCCACCTTGGGTGTGCCGGATGTCCTGATCATGGACAGTCAGGGTAATTGGCACATGGTGGAATTGAAGACCACAGCCAACATGAGCGTGAAGATGTCTCCCCACCAAGTCGCCTTCCTGACCCAACACGCCAAGGGCAGTGTCTGGATAGCCGTCAAGCTGACCAGCGCCACAGGACATGAGGTGTTCCTCTACCGAGGCAACCGAGCAGTGGACGTATGGCAGGACGGATTGCGGGCTACACCGGATAAGCACTTTAGTTTCCCTGTTTCCTACAGAGAGGTCCTCACAAGTATTGCAAGTATGCGCTGACCCGCATATAGTGGCGGTGGGCAATGTTGCCCGCTATTTGGAGAAAACAATGAAAGCAGAATTGCTGACAAAAACGAACGAAGAATTGCTGACAAAAATGTTTCGGTGTCTGCTACAGAACAGCAAAAATCTGAGCGGCAATGAATATGCCTATGATGATGAAGTGGGCGACAGCGTATCTTTGAAGGACTGTGAAGCCATGCTTTTACGTTTGGAGGATAAGTCATGAGTCTGATCACATTGTGGACCGTGGAGTCTGGAGAAAAGTGCCGGTGGTTTGTTACCGAGAAAGCCGCGAGGCTCTATGCCCATGACACGTGGCAGAAGGAAGACGATGGTGTGCCTTTCATTGGCCACAAGGTCATCTGGGATGATCTCGAGCTGTGTGAGATTCTGAATCACATCGAGGGCTTCACTGAAGTGGGCGAGTCGCAGTTAGGGGCTTATCCACCAATTGATTTTAAGCGGCTCGTATGACTGACGCTGAAATTCAAGCCTTATTTCCTGACCATAGATATTCTTATGCGTTGCCGCATCGGATCGTGACTGGGAAAC